TTAAATCTAACCTGTCTTTTTCTCTGGCTCTGTTTTCTAAATACTGCAATACGGCAGCCGTGCTACCTCCAAGAGCTGATACAATCATTTTGTTTTTGGGATCAGTCATAAAATCATACGCAACTTTTAATTTATCAAAACCTTTTGCAACAGGAGCTCCTATGCCTACAGATACGGCAGGAATGCCTGATTCAGTAGCAAAAGCAGTAACAAGAGATTATAGTAGTTTAATGAAAGCTATAGATAAAAAAAAGAATAAATAATGCCGTTACCAGGAAGAAAAACAATAAGTCGTTTAGACCTAAATAAGAATATGGCTACAGGAGTAGCATTCCCTTATGACGGTTCTGATGACGCTGTGTTTAAACTAGCATTTACAGAAAAGGATCAAATAAAAAGCAATTTAATAAACCTTTTACTAACAGAACCTGGAGAAAGAATATATGAACCTGATTATGGGCTTGGTCTTAAAAGTTTAATATTTGAAAATGATATAGATCAAGAAGCTTTAGAAAATATGGTACATGATAAAATAGAAATGTTTATACCAGACATAACTTTAATAGGAGTAGATACAGATGTTTTACCAGATGATCATATAGTATATATTAAAGTATCCTACCACCTTATAGGCTCAGGAGAAGCAGATGCAATACAAATTAATTATAACAGTGTATAATGGAATATAATAAAGTATCAAATAAATCACAAGATAAAGAAGTCAATTATTTAGTTAAAGACTTTAATGCATTTAAAAATCAATTAATGGATTTTGCTCAAACGTATTATCCTAATACATTTAATGATTTTAGTGAATCTTCCCCTGGTATGATGTTTATAGAAATGGCATCATATGTTGGTGATGTTTTATCATATTACACAGACACTCAAATAAGAGAAACCTTCTTACAAACAGCTACGGAAAGAGAAACAATATTCAATTTAGCATATTCTATGGGATATAAACCAAAAGTAACAACAGCAGCAAGTGTAGATTTAGAAGTATTCCAATTAATACCTACTAAAGGTGCTAATTATGAACCAGACTATGAATATGCTATCCAGTTAGGTGCTAATTCAACTTTTAAATCAACTGAAGGGCCTACTTTTTATACTACTGATAAAGTAAATTTTAGAGTTTCTGGATCTATGGATCCTACAGATATTAGTATATATCAATACGATAATAGTAATAATCCTCAATATTATTTATTAAAAAAAACAGTAAAAGCAATATCTGGAGAAACAAAAACAAAACAATTTACAATAGGAGCTCCTGAACAATTTTTAACATTAACGTTATTTGATAATGATATTTTATCTATAGAAAGTATAATAGATGATAATGGAAATAGATATCATGAAGTTCCTTATTTAGCTCAAGATACTATTTTTGAAGAACAAGAAAACACAGGAGCTACAGATCCAGACTTAAATCAATATAACCAACAAACACCCTACCTCTTAAAATTAAAAAAAGTACCTAAAAGATTTGTAACAAGATATAAATCAGACAATACTTTAGAAATTCAATTCGGGGCAGGAATTAGTGATAAAGCAGATGAACAAATTATACCAAATCCTGATAATATAGGTTTAGGAATTAAAGATGGAAGAAATAAAATAGACACAGCATATGATCCATCTAATTTTTTATATACAAAAGCTTATGGCCACTCACCTCAAAATACAGTCTTAACAGTAACTTATATAAGAGGAGGAGGAGTAAAATCTAATGTAAATTCAAAAACTATTACTCAAAATGGTACTTTACTTACAGTAATGAAACCTAATCTAAATTCTAATTTAGCTAATTTTATAAGAGGATCTCTTGCAGTAAATAACCCTGAAAAAGCCGTAGGTGGGGGAGGAGGAGATTCTTTATCAGAAATTAAACTAAATACTATGGCTAATTTTTCTGCACAAAATCGTACTGTAACAAAAAATGATTATTTAATTAGAACTTTATCTATGCCTGCTATGTTTGGTAGAGTAGCTAAGGCATATATAACCCAAGATGATCAATTAACTCCTTTAACAACAGATCCTGGAAGAATTCCAAACCCATCTGCTTTAAATTTATATGTACTAGGGTATGATTTTGATAAAAAATTAACAAATTTAAATTTAGCTACTAAAACAAATTTACAAACATATTTAGAACAACACAGAATGTTAACAGATGCTATTAATATTAAAAATGCTTTTGTTATTAATTTTGAAATAGAATTTGAAGTAACTGTATTTAAAAATTATAATAATCAAGAAACTTTATTAAACTGTATAACTGAATTAAGTGCCTATTTTAATGTAGATAAATGGCAAATAAATCAACCTATTATAACAACAGAAGTTAAAAATTTAATAGGAGGAGTAAGAGGAGTACAAACACTTGAAAGTCTTACTTTTAAAAATGTAACTAGTGCAGAAGGACAAGGATATTCAAAATATAAATATGATTTTAAATCTGCAATGAGAAAAGATGTAATATATCCCTCATTAGATCCAAGTATTTTTGAATTAAAATACCCAAGTCAAGATATTAATGGAAAAGTAACAATATATTAATTATGGCATATTATTTTTTATTTCCCGAAAAAGACACAACAGTATATAGTCATCCTGATAGAGAAACTCTAAACACAGGACATGATGAAATTCTTGAAATTTTAAAAGAAAAAGGAAGCTCAGATGCTATATATTATCCTTCAAGAGTATTAATTCAGTTTAAAAATAGTGAAATAAAATCAACTATATCAGATGTAGTAAGTCATACAAAATTTAAATCA